CTGTAACGTACACAATTTATCTGTCAAGAGCCGTGGGGGCTTAACAGATCATCTCCCGGGGGAGTGAAAGCTTCCTCGGGTTTAACTAAGAAGGGGAAAAACAATGATACAACACGTAACATTAGAATTAGACAGGATATACAACCTTCGCTTCGGTATGGGAGCGATGATTGACTTGGAGAGGGACACCGAGATTAGGGTGTCCGATCTGCAGAAAGGCATGACATTCGAACAATGCTCGAAGGTTCTGTGGATAATCCTTAGAAGAGAACTACCGGAATTAACCTTAGAACAAACAATAGACCTCGTGGACGAGAACGCCACAGACTTAACCACAGTGATTATGGCAGTCAAGGAATCAATGGAGATCGCTTTCACCGAACAGAAAAAGAAAAGGATCCGGGGCAAAAAATCGGGGGAGCAACTGAAGCCGGGAAAGCGTTAGACTTCACCAAAGAGTTCGAATATGCTGTGGGCAGGATGGAACTCATGCCGGATCAATTTTGGGATCTAATGCATTCAGAATTCATAGTGATGTTAATTGGTTACAGACGAAAATTGATCCAGGCGTTCAATGACCGACTATCCCAAGCTTGGTACACGGAAGCGTTCGCCAGGTATAAAAGGCTCCCGTCACTGAAGAGTTTGACACTGGATCCCGACAAGGGAGCAGAACCCAAGAAGAAACAAAGCACCGAAGACATGATGGAGATGGCAAAGTCTCTCACTCTCGCCTTCGGTGGAACAATAGAGAAAGTGTGACGATAATGATCAAGACCGAGATCATAGGACTGAAGGAATTGATGAGGGCGGTGGCTAAACTGGGTGATGAAGCTATGCCACTAATTAAGATTGCTTCAGATACCTCAGCCGGTCTTGTACTTAACCGGGCACAATCAATCGTGGCAGTAGATCACGGGAACCTGAAGCAGAACCTGAGAGTCTCCAAAAGGAAACTCAGATCCGGAAAACTAAGCGTTTTTAGCTACGTTACTTTTAGCAAAAAGACAGCACACGGTGTTCCCTTGGAACTAGGGCATAGACTGGTCATAAACGGCAACGAGGTCGGGACTGTCAAAGAGCGTCCATTCCTCAGACCGTCAGCAGATCAGAGTAAGGACGAGGTTGCAAGTATGATCACAAAAGCCATGGACCAGGCACTAAAACAGATGGGGGGTAGAAAAGCATGAGCACAGTTATTAGAACGTTATTAGTTAAAGTCGGAGCAGATCTGACAAAGTTCGACCGGTCAATGAAAGCGATGAACCGGAAAATGACGAAAACAGGGAAAATGATGGTCTCGGCAGGATCAGCCATGACTCGTGGGCTCACCCTTCCAATCTTAGCACTGGGCGTTGCTTCTACTAAAATGGGCAAGGAGTTCGAAGCTTCAATGTCCAAGATCGTCGGTCTCGTTGGCGTCGCACAGGATCAAGTGGACGCATGGGGCAAAGATATCTTGGAGATGGCTCCAAAGCTAGGGAAGGCACCCCAGGAACTCGCAGATGGTCTCTTTTACGTAACATCGGCAGGACTGCGAGGAGCACAGGCGATGGACGTTCTCGAGAAATCAGCTAAAGGCTCGGCTTCCGGGTTAGGCGAAGTTGCACAGATTGCAGATCTCGTGACTTCAGCCATGAATGCATACGGGATCGAGAATCTCTCAGCTTCCAAGACCATGGACGTCTTGACCGGAGCAGTCCGGGCAGGTAAGTTCGAAGCGTCAGCACTGGCACCCGTACTTGGAAATCTACTACCAATGGCAAGTAAACTGAATATCAGCTTCAGTCAAATCTCCGGCACCCTGGCAGTTATGTCAAGGACAGGGATGGAAGCTACAACTTCGGCAACATCGCTTAATAGTGTAATGTTGCTACTACAGAAACCGACTGATGAAGCTCGAAAAATGCTCAACGACGTCGGAATTACGATGGCAGATCTGAGAGATCTCGCCACTAAACAACCTGACGGGCTAATACAAGTAATGAGACTCTTGAATGATACCTTCGAGGACGATGACGAAGCCTTGGCGACTTTGATTCCCAACATACGAGCTCTTAAGGGTACAATGAACATCCTCGCACAGGACGCTTCGATCGTGGACCAGGTAATGTCCGACGTTACCAACTCGACTGGTCTCGCAGAGGAAGCTTTCAAGACAGCGTCTGAAACTGCTGAATTTAAATGGCAACAGGCTATCGTCAGTGTACAGACAGCACTGGTCTCTCTTTGGGACACCCTGAAGAAGACAATTGTGCCAATTATGGAGAAAGTAACATCCGGGATCCAGGATCTAACATATAAGTTTAACAACCTCAGCGACGAGCAGAAAGACAACATTGTCAAATGGGCAGGGATCCTGGCTTCAATAGGTCCGGTTCTCCTCATAGTGGGCAAATTACTAATAGCTATTCCTAAATTACAGGCAGGGATTGCCCTCTTAGGTGGTCCAATAGCACTGGCGATCGGAGCTTTCATAGCACTGGGATTGGCGACAGTCAAGGTAACGAAAGACTTCCGAGAACTACAGAGCACGATTCGATCAACAACCCGGGAGAACATAAAGAACATTAACGAGCAGAGGGACGAATCAATCCAGGCTTTTCGTTTAATCACAGAAGCACAGAAGTCCGAACTCGAAGCACAATTGGCAGACGCCAAGTCAGCCCACGACCAAGCGATCCGGGATATTGTTCAATTCAGGACTGACAGCATAGCCGAGGAAAAAACCCGGCTCTCGGAACTTATAGAAGGAGCAGAGGAAGCGAACGACGAACGAGTTCGCCTGATCCGTGAAGAATACGGCGTGATGGAATCCACGACTAAGAGTAAAATGCAGATCTCACACGACTATTACGACGGGATCAAAAAAGATGCAAACGACGCCTACACTGAAGCAGTCAGGCTGATTGATCAAGAGTTAGCTTTTAAACTGGATCTCCTGGACGAGGAAACGAAGGAAGCAATATCCGTCACACAGCAGAAGATCGACGACATCAACGACTTGACGAAAGCAGAAGAACAGGCGATAAAGGATAAAGCCACAGCAGACAAACAGGCACGGCTCGAGGACGCAGTGGAAAGAGCATACCTGGTGCAAGACAAGAAAGACGCCCAGGCAGAACTCGATGAATTCTTGGAAGAGGAAAACCGAAAGACATTACTGGCACAGCGAGAAGAAGAGATCGCCAGTCTCGAACAGAAGATCCAGGAGATCACTGAGACCGGCGAGTCCCAGTCAGACATTCTCAAGGAACAAGCCGAGACCGACAAGACGACAGCAGAGGGAGTTCTTACTTGGCAACTCGGGAACATAGAGACCAAGAGAGACGCTTCCATCCTAGCACTCGAGACAGAACGACTGGCAGTCGAATCAGAGAATGAGAGTATTTTCCAGTCTGAACTTTTAGGGCTACAGGGTAAGCTCACATTGGTGGAACTCGGGACTTCAGCTTTTATTACCGCACTCGACGTAGAGGTCGCTGATTTGAAAACAACTGAAGGCGAGAAGTACGCTGTCCTAGTAACAGCACACAACGCCAAGGTTGCGTTACTGGACGAATACGACAACCGAGTCGCCCAGTCACAGGCAAGAGAAGCCGGAGTAGCTGTCACAGCTGAGAAGGCGATCGAGACACAAGCAATCTCTGATACGATGACTTTCGACAATGCAACAAATACACCATTATGGCAGGACTTAGTTTTCGGACCGGTGCTGTCTAAACTGACCACGATCCCGAACTTGATCGACCTGTTCAAATTCAAGGCAGACGAACAGGCAGGAAGTGAAAACAGTATAGCCAATTCCTTCGACAAAGTAACTAGTATGCTGGACAACCCACCAGGCTTCAACCAGGAGAACGCTCTCTCGATGAGAATGCCGGAAACAAAACCTCTCGATGACGACGGTCTCTCCACAAACAGCCGGGGTGATGTCCCAGCAATTATAGTTAACGCAGTTTACAACGTGATCGACAAAGCGACGGCAGAATTTGCCAACAACGATCTCACGAGTAAAATGGTAACACGAGGAGTAACAGGGGGTATGAGATGATCTACGGAACGACCACAATCGAAGTCCTAGCCAACACACTGATAGAAGTTAGGAACCTAGCCCAGGTAATATATAGTTACCCAGGGACAGATTTGTCTGATAAAGCAGATCTTGGACGCCCACCGACAACAATCGCTTGTACACTCATAGCCAAAACTGACGCACAGAGGATCTTAATTCATCAACTAATGCACAGTGCGACAGAAGAGAACTTGATCTTCGGGACTTACTATTATAAGGAAGTCGTCCCAGGGAAGAGTAATAAGTCCAAGTTGAAGACACCGGACGAGAAAACATGGTATATAGACGCTGAATTCACAGCACTAGATCCGATACCATATAGTGTATCAACGGACACGAGGTTGTACTGATGGCTTTATATTACTATGAAAAATATAACTCTAATTACGTAACAACCTATGTAAATCCACTGATTTACACTGCGGATGTTTCAGTTGACAAAGGGGCAAGTTACACGTACGATGGATACCCTGAAGCTAGTTATTATCACACAGCGTCGGGTGGATGGGGTGTATATTATGGTCATGCAAAAGTAGAATATACAATAGATGTTTCTAACCCAACAGCACCACAATTGCTTTATAATGGCACAGGAGAAACAAGGGAAAGGATTGTTGCTTTTTACACAGGGGGAACTGTTTGGGAACTTACAAGGGACGAAAGTTGGACAGTTTCCAGCGAGTGGGAAAAAGGTTCGTACGATTCAACTCTTATTGCTGAGGACGGTACATACACAGACGACGCCCGGGATGCCGATGGTTATTGGTACTTAAGAAAAGCCTTGGCTATAACAGCCACAGTAACAACCACGACACCAGCAACCGTGATCACCCACGAATCAGCAACGATCGCCGGTGCTGTAACTAACGCCGGATCCGACAACCCAACAATTTACCTGGAATGGGGCGAAACAGTCACTGATAACAGTGTAGAGATGGGCGTGTATGGCGTGTCCTCTATGTCCACAGATCTGACGGGTTTGGACTCGAGCACGACCTATTATTTCAGAATCAAAGCAATTAACGAAGTTGGGACGACTTACGGCGACACTGAGAGTTTTGCAACTCTTGAAATGCCACTCTCAGCTCCTACTATAAACAGCCCGGAGAACGACATTAACACCACAGATCGGACTCCAACTTTTGACTTCAATCTAACAGATACACCACTGAATGACGCCGTGCTGTACTCAGCCAGGATCCGAATTTCAAAGACTGTCGACATGGCAATCCTTGAGCAGGACTTGGAGAGCAAAGACAGCGAGGGCACATGGGAAGTCTACGACGGATCCTGGTCAGCGATGGCTACGGCAGGAGAGGATCCCGACTCTCGAGTTCGGGTAACACTAACAACTAACCTGGATCTCCGGCAGGATTATTACTGGGATGTTGCGTCCTGGGATGGGAGCCAGTATGGCTTTAACTCAACACCACGCAAGATCCGAGCAGTCATGTCCGTTGATGGGTGGTACGCAATAGAAATCGACTCGGTGGCTTGGAATGTCCGAGCTCTCGAGGTTGTGGAAACGAGCAACGGCGAAATCGGGGCAATACGCTTCGACGTGAACGCTGACAGTGGCACGATCGAGTACGGGGACGACGTAGTCCTCGGAATGAAAGATATAGATGGCAACACAGAAGAATTCGAGGGCGTGGTCCGGGGAAGATACCCAACAGGAACAAATCTCGGAATCATCGCCCTTTTGGGTGGATCCGTGCTGTCAGAGAGGATCTCTGAAGAGGATTGGATCTCACAAGATGTTGGGGTAACACTCAAGGACGCAATAGACACTTACTGTTCCCCGTTAACATCCACCGGTATTGATATAACTCTCGGTCTCGAAGGACCGGAACCCGGAATCGACAAGACTATTCTGCAGATCTTCGAAGAACTCAGACGTCGCTATGGGTACTTGTATTACATCGATAGCTCTTGGGATGCTCAGGTATACATGGAAGCAGACATGGACGAAGCAACCGTCCTGTTGAAATACGGAAATTCCCCGAATCCGAGGGAAGCAGTGACAGTTGTTAGAACGGAAGATACTGATGCTGAATGGGACGCAGGAACGCTTGTTGATGTAGAAGCAGTATCAGATGAATTAGTATTAGAAAATACAGCAGGCGTTTACGAAACCACAGGTAATAGGGTTTCGCCTGCTTTATCTTTAGATACAATAGAAACAGTTACAGCCACCGATATAACATGGGATTTAACACAAATTACAGCAACTAATTTAGTTATAAACGGTGATTTTACAGATGGTGCTAATTGGTCGCCATCAGGCGGGACAGAAAGTGTTGCTAGTAATATTTATAGCCTCACTGGGGATGGTTCAAGTCCATCGCCGAGGATGCTTTCAGCATCTGGTACTGGAACAACGCCAGTGTCAACTCATAAGTATTACATAAAAGCCAAGGTAAGAGTTGATAATAGCAACTGTTTAGAGCTTATTTTACGACTTGATGGAAGCACTGGTGGGACAGCCATAGATGTTGAAACCCAGTCAAACCCAGTAATAAACACATGGTACGAGTTAAGTGGAATAGGTACAGAACCTGGCGATTGGACAGGAGAAGTTAGAACTGTTATTAGAACTGAATATGCAGATGCGGCAACAGCAAATACAACAGTTTTTGAAATTGACGGAATATATGGTGTGCTGATAATTGATTTAACTCTCTTATATGGAGCAGGTAATGAACCTTCGGTGGCTGAATGTGATGTAATATTTGCTACATGGTTTGATACCACAGGTTCGGTAGATGATGTCAGAATAGTAGTATCAACAGGAGTTAATACAAGTTCTACCGTAGCACCTACATCTTGGTCAGCGGCAACAAAGGGTGGAGATATTCCAGATATTGCAGTCGATGATGATTTATCCGGCAAATATTTATGGATTAAACAGGTGTTGGTTAGTGATACAACTAACACGCCACACCTTGAAAGTTTAGCAGTTGACATAGACGGTACAGTCGAAGTTGAATACGATCACACTTTTAGATTTATACACGAACCGAGGGTGACGACAAAGGCTCCGGTGGCAACACATGTCCGGGTTAAATCATCTTCTCACTCTTACACAGCGGTTATTGATCCGGCACCAGCAACAAGTGCAGAGCTCCGCCGGTACGTAGAGATCTCAGAGGGGGACGCTACTGACTGTCAGGAGATTGCAGACGCACTCTTGGCGAGGTGGAGCGTAGAACAAATATCCTTAGTTGGCAAAATTCCACTAACCGTAGTGCTCAGCTTTAAGGAAAAAGTGGGCGTCACGATTGATTGGGCTGATATTTCCGGTGACATGATCATACAGAAAAAACGACATACATTCAAGAAAAAAGAGATCTCGACAGAACTCACCCTGGGCGACATAATCCTAACAGACGACGAACTGATCACCAGGCTTCTCGACGAGATCCTTAACAAAGACAAGAACCGACACTTCGGAGACGAAGACAACTACACAGACATCACGAAGGACGGGCACCAAACAATGGCAGGAGACGGGCGTCCCTGGAGAGATGAACTCCACGACGCAATTAACATAGAAAAACATGGTGCGAGGATTACAGTCGATGAAGTCGAAGGGGTGGTAGATATTACCACTTCTGCAGACGAGGATGACTACATGTTCCTCAATGTACAACTGAACCACGACAGGGATCCGAGTACAAACATTGATCCTCACATTCATTTTTTCGCAGACGACGAGGGTAACTACCCAAATTTTCTCTTGAAATACAGGTGGCAGATTAATGGTGGGACCAAGACAACAGCCTGGACCGATTATAAATGTAACACGCCGGTTTTCACTGCTCCAGGAGCCGGAGTCACAATCCAACAGATCTGCGAAGGAGCCAGTATAGCACCACCAGCAGGGACAGAATTGTCCGACATAGTTCAATTCCGAATAATCAGAGACAACGACAATGACAGTGGCGAATTCGCCGGTGCCGATCCGTTCACAGGAACCGTGGGGATCTTATCCTTCGACGTTCACCTCATGATCAACAGTTTGGGCTCTGACACAGAATACACCAAGTAGAGAGGGGCACCATGGAAATCTTAGACATGTATCAGAGGTTGAACACAGCGATTAATGGCGTAAAGGATGACGTCCGAGACTTGACCATCAAAGTCAAGGAAACTAATGGCATAAAAGCAGATCTAGCGAGGACGGCTAAACAACAGGGACAGACACAAACTCAGCTTGACGAGTTAATTGTTGTGGTGGGCGTATGCGTGGCTAAGCTCGACGATCATTTGGAAGACTGTGCACAGGAAAAGAAGGAAGAAGAAGACGAGAAGACGAATGAAACAGTGAAGGAAGGGAGACAATATGAACGGCGAAACACGAAGTATAAGAACGCTTTCATCGCCATTATGGCTATAATAGCCCTGGGTTCTCTCCTGATCTTGCTAATTCGAGGGTAAATGAAAGGGGAAATTATGGACAAATTACAATTTCTGATGAACACAGAGACGATCTTGGTCATGGCTGTCATATCAGCTCTGATCATAGCCTTGGCAAAGGGGGTACAACTGGCGACCGGGGTTAATAAACGGTTCCTGCCAGTGGTAGACATTGGCTTGGGGATTCCGTTGGCGTTCGTGTTCTTTCATCCTGAGGGATGGTTGATATGCGTATTGATCGGAGTCATGACGGGGTTGACATCCTGTGGGCTCTTTAGTGGAGTAAAGAATGTAGTGCAGGTGATCAAAGGACCTAAGGTTTAAGGTCCGAGGTATAAAACATATAAAGATAAAGGGGACGGGCGACATGCCGGTCCCTTTTTTGTATACCTCTTTGGCTCTCCTGTCGCTTTCCTTGGGCTCTGTCGCTCTTCCGATGTACGTGTGACACCCCGGGATCCCGACGCAAGGGAAGCCAAGAGGGAGCCTTGACACTTCAAAGGAACCCGTGCGTGAGCAGGATCTTTTGAAGGGGGGTATTGACAAAATGTGTCCTAACATGTTATAATAGTATTTGGGAGACACGGAAGATCTTCCGGACCGGTAGAGAAGAGGAGATTAACATGGCTAAGATGATGATAACAACAGGAACGACAGGAATTGGCGACGGAATGACAATCTGCAGACACAGCGACAGAGAAGCTTACACAGTCAAGAAAATCACAGCAACGACAATTATTCTACAGAGGGACAAAGCAACCAGGGTAACAAAACCAGTGATGATAGTTGGCGGATTCTCGGCTCACTGCACAAACAACAACGAAATCGAGTATACTTACGAATCAGATGACCAGGGACACACAGTCAGAGCTTACTGGAGCAAGAACGACAACTGCTTCAAAGTGAACAGTTGCAGAGTGATCCCGGGAAGACACGAATTCTACGATTACAACTTCTAAGATAAGACACCCGGAAGCACATTGGATCGGGAGTCCACTCGGGCTCCCCTTGAGAAAGGAAAACGACTATGACTAAGACGGTAATGGATAAACTAGTGGAAGCAATCGAAAACAGTCCAACATATAAGAACCTGCTCGACATCGTAAGAGTAAAAGCAGTAGCAAACGACGTCAGTGATCACGATTGGCAGTTAGCCAAGAAGGTCATCCTCACAAGAGAGATCATGGTTAATCCCGAGATCAAAGACATCGTCGAACAGACAATAATTGAGTACATGATCGAAACCGGACAGGTCGAGGTCGACGAGAAGGTCTCCCACGGAGCACAGTCCGTGATGTTGGACGACTTGGACTTTTAGGATAACAGACAGGAGATCTCCCCCTGTCGGGAGCCCAGTGGATACACGGGAAGCTTCGACCGGTAAAACGGAACGTGCACTCCTAAAAGATCCAACAGGACTCCCGACAGGGTGAAATCATCCAGAAATGAGGAACAGTCATGACAAAAATCAAAGGACTTCGATTTAGAGTTTACATCGAACATGTAGACGGATACCATTACATTGGAACATACACTACCCTCGCCAGGGCGAAAGCCAAAGGCGACGAGTACGTCGGGAAGTACGGCTCCTGGTACGGTCCAGGATACGGGATAGACGACAACGGCGGAGTGATAACGATAGAACGCAACGATTACGAAAACGTCGGATCTGATCTCCAGGGCATGGAGCCTTATTGGGTAGGATCTGAAAACAGAGACCAGGTAAACTGCTACAACTAAGGAAGGGGAAGGTATGATTAAGGTTAAAGTCAGGATTGATTACAAATCCAACGGGAGACCGTTCGCTATGGGCGTCGTGGTCTCCACCGGGAACGAGTCCATGAGTGACAAGAGGGCGATGTTAATGGCAAAAGAACACTACGACGAAAATGTTCAGGTCCGGTACAAAGGCAACATCCTCAGAATCAAGGACGCCAGGGTGAAAGCTCAGGTTGACGGAGTCGTTCTCGTAACACCAAAGATCCTCGGGATCGCAGTGATCTCCAGGAAAGCCGGGAAGGTCTTCACACGGACTACACTGACCGTATAGTTTGTGTCGGGGGACAGTGGTCCTCTGACAGAGTTTATAAGATCAGGGATAACGAAAGGGGAACGATCATGAATAAGCAAGTACAAATAGGAATCTACAGACTGGAAGAGGACACAAAGTTCACGGATCGTGGATACGCCACGGCTTCCTGGATGGAAACGATCTCAGTCCTAGCTGGGGATTACCCTGTAATGGCGACATTCGAAGAGCAGAATGAATGGTGCATCCAGTACAAAGATATCAGGGTAACACTTCCGGGAACAGTTGTCAGCGATTACTTCGGGACTGAATTCTGTGGAAATCAGATTGGTGAGTACGACGGGAAAAAGAACGCTGGGAAGCAAAGCTCATATACACTTCATCATTGGGGATACAGTTTGGCGTACGACAAGATTCTCGGAGCTAATCCCCGGTTTATTCTCGACGGTAACGTGGAACCGGCACTCTTGAAATTTTACTGGAAACCACGCAACGAGTGGAACGAATCAGCAGTCCTCGAGACCAAAGCTCCGAGCACTGTGCACAGGATCTTGATCGACAAGTATAGACAAGCACAGAGCATATGCCGGAATTTCGAAGAGGTCAAATGTCAGATGAGTCAGGTAGACAAAAATCTCGGGCTTCTATGGCAGGGTTGCCCAATTACCTCGTCCCAGGTGGCGTGGGTGGATTATTTCATCGAGCATTATGAGTCAAAGACTGGCACACTCTCAGAAGCTGTGGTTTGACACGGGAACGGCTCGTGGGTACAAGGGCACACTGGCACCAACCCGTACCCACAAGCCCAAGGACGGGCAAACGAAAGCCCAGGAAGGGTACAGAAAAATGACAATACCTCAGATCTACGCAAAATTAGCAGAATTGGAGCAGGGAATAATACGAAAACAGAGACTCTACACGGACCTCACCAAAAGCGAAAAGACGCCTATGACGCTTAAAACGAGAGCAGGGGCGAAGGCAGAAGCTTTGGGCATGGTCCTGGGCGACGTCACGATTCTCATGGACAGGATCATCGAAGATGGTGAACAAGATGTTTAACTGTCAGGTAATTGCACAATACTTGGGATGTTTAGTTGCTACATTAATGGGACTCATGGTCTTGATAATAGTGGTATGGGTAATACGTCAGGCGATAGAATGTCTGATCGAGTGGCTCCAAGAGAGCCGGAAGGAGAAGGACTAATGGCTACAAAGACGATTTATAGAGTGCAGGGGGCTAACTACCTCGTGTGGGCTGACCAAGTGGCGAGATGTATGTATGCAACGCCAATCGGAAACACAGCCGATCTCAGGAAGATCCGAGAAGGTGGGTATCTAACTCAGGAACTATCGATCAGAAAAGCGATCGCCGGGACATATGGGCTGAAAAGCTTCAGAAAGGAAGTAGCAAAATGATTAAGTATGGTAACACAGAAATAGTACACCACGGAACAAAAAAGCCGAGCAAGAGAAGGTGCCATGTGTGCGTTTACAACATGAAAAGACCAACATCCCTCAGTGCACATAGAAAAGGGCAGTGCACTCACAAGTTGCTGAAAGATAACCCGAGCCCACGACATAGAGTCCAGGGCTGTGCCTATTTTGAACGCAGGAAAGGGGCTCGTTATGAGTAAGAATCCAGTGCCATGCCTTCACTGTCCTGACATAGGGTGCGGAGCGTACCACGACGAGTGCCCAAAGTACCAGGCGTACGTCAAGATTAACGAAGAGCAGAAGAGAACTCACAAATTCAAGGTCCTGCAACCGTCCCATGGGTATGACCACCAAAAGAAAAAAGGACCGATCTCGGTCTGTCACAGGTACAATTCATGAAAACACTCGAACTGTTTGACTACCAGCAGGAAGGCGTCCGTTTCCTAGTGGCTAAAAAACGGGCGATCCTGGCTGACGAAATGGGACTTGGAAAAACAGTCCAGGCATTGAAGGCGACGTGCACCAGTGAGGACGCAAAAATCCTGGTGCTTTGCCCGGAGACGTTAAAATGGAACTGGGCGAAGGAGATCCAAAAATGGCTCCCAGGGGTAAGTCATCAGATCGTGGAAGGTGCACCCGATAAACGTCGGGCACAGATTTTGGCAGGAGCCACTTTTACGATCTCGAACATGGAGTCCCTCACATACACCAGGGCGAGTGCCGGTCAAAAGAAGGGACGCCCGTGGAATGATGATGTTAAACTACTTGCCAGGCAGAAGTGGAGCCACGTGATCGTGGACGAAGCCCACCGACTGAAGAATCGAAAGACTCAGGTGAAGAAAGCAGTCCTGAAGATCTGCAAGGTGGCACAGGCAGTGTACATGTTGACAGGGACGCCGATCCAAAATCGAGCGGATGAATTGTGGTCCCTGCTGAACATACTCTATCCGAAGCACTTCAGCTCGTATTGGCGATTCGCTGAGAAATTTTGTTATATTACCGTGGGGTATTATGGGAATGACGTTGGTGGAATCAGGGATGAAAAGCTTCCTGAGCTCAGAGGGATCCTGGAACAGATCTCGCTCAGGCGACTGAAGTCAGAGGTTCTCCCGGACCTTCCAGGGAAAATGCCAATTAAGCAGGTATGGGTACATATGAAAGCAGACCAGGCGAAGCTCTACCTCGACATGGCGTCGGAGATGTACTTGGAATTGACATCCGGCGAAGAGATCACAGCTTCGGTGGTGGTGGAACAGATCACCCGGCTGAAGCAGATCGCTATTGATCCGGGATTAATGGTCGACAGGGACACGATCGTCGGACCTAAGGTGGACGCACTGCTCGATCTCCTGGAAGCACACCCGGACGAGAAGATCGTCGTGTTTTCTCAGTTCACGAGTGTCCTGCACCGGTTGAAACCGAGACTCGAGAAGCTGAAGATCACATATGAGTCGCTCACTGGCGACATGTCCGGCGAAGCGAGGAGCAAAGCCGTTGATCGGTTCGAAGGAGATCCCGACTGTCAGGTGTTCCTGTGTAGTATGGGTGCCGGTGGAGTCGGAATCAACCTCACATCCTCGCATATAGCTGTTTTCATGGACAAGCACTGGACGCCCACGACTAATTGGCAGTCTCAGGAGCGACTGGACCGTATAGGGCAGACAGAGAAAGTCACGATCGTCGAGATCTTGACAACTGGCACAGTGGAAGAAGCGATCGAAGATATGCTCCTGGTGAAAACGGACACATTCAAGACGCTTTTTAGTCTCTCGGATCCGGGACTGCAGACACTCCGACCAGTGAACAAAATCGACCTATTAGAAGTGCTACGGCACGGACTGGAGATCTAACATGATCACACCAACAGAGAACAATGAACGGACCATAATCAACAGGGCAGTTGACAAAGTGGTCAAAGAAGGGCTCGACCTGAAGATCGCAGTCGAAGACGCTATTGACGACGTGCTTCCGGAAGCGATGGTCGAGAGGGATGATGGATTTTACAACCTGGAGATCCCAGGGACGATCCTCTACCGGTTGCAGAAAAAGACCGAGCAGGGTGTTAAAATACGCAAAATGAAGGACAAGCCGAAGCTTTGCGAATGTGGCTGTGGTGTAATAGTTAATAAAGGCAGAAGATTTAGACAGGGACACGACGCCCGGACACACAAAAAACCTGTGCCCACGACTTGACAACAATTGACAAACGTGGTTTAATAATAGAGCACGGAAATCAGGGGAAAGGATCAGAAAAATGGACAAAGACACCATCAGTTACTCTGAGATGAGCACTTGGGCTTTATGTCGACAGAAATGGAACTACAGCTACGGCATGAGACTCTCACCAAAACGAAGAGCGAGAGCTCCGGCGATTGGTACCTGTGGGCATATAGCACTGGGAGCACATCTTCAGGGGGAAGACTGGGAAAAGGCTGTTGATGAGTGGCTCGTCAGCTACATCAGCGAGACAGATCTGTTCGACGAGGAAATAGAAGAAAGCTTAGAGATTGGGGATCTGATCAAATCGATCATACCTCGGTACCTGAAGCACTTCAATGATCAGTGGACTCCGGTCATGGTAGAGGATCGATTCGAGATCGGACTATCAGGAACGGCAACTCGTTTTATGGGTTACATGGACGCCGTCGTCAAAGCGACGGATGGTAAATTGTGGCTCCTGGAGCACAAATTCCCAAAACGATTCAAATCAGACAACGACATCGAGCTTAACGCTCAACTGGGTATGTATGCCCACGCCTGTCACAGATTGGGTTTCCCAGTCGTAGGCGTAATCTATGATCAGCTCTTGGCTCGAATGCCGGAGATCCCAAAGGTCAATAAGAATGGATCCCTGTCGAAGGCTCAGACTTACACCAACTGGGAGACCTATTTGGCGATGATCAATTCACTGGGACTGGACGAAAATGACTACACGGAGATGAGAGCTAAGCTTTCCGGGAATGATTTCTTCAGAAGGACCTATGTGTACAAAACACCAGCAGAATTGAAGATCGTCGGGAAAAACATCACCCGGAAGGTATGGGACGCACGAAGGAAGAAAAAGCATATTTATCGAAGCGAATCACCAATGAACTGTGGGTGGTGCTCATATCGAGAATTGTGCATGGAAGAAGCCAAGGGGCGAGACGTCAGTGACATAATAGCGACTGACTTCGAACCGAAACGATCAAGAAGAAAGGAAGAGGGGAAAGATGACACAACCAACGGACAAACAGGTACTTAACATCTATAAGCCGTCCCTGGATTTGTACAAGCTGAAAATGTTGATATACGGACCACCAGGCGTGGGCAAGACTTCATTGGCGTCGACAGCTAATAATCACGAAGCAACAAGTGAGGTGCTGTTCATCAATGTCGAAGGTGGGGTACTCAGCGTGTCAGAAGCCGAGAGTATGCACCTAGCGAAGATCCCGTCAGTCGTAGATCTAAAAAACTTTGATCAACTGGACGAGATTTTTTGGTTCCTGGCTAAAGGAGATCACCCGTTCAAGACAGTCTGCGTGGACTCACTCTCCGAGCTACAGCTCGTGAACATAGAGGGGATTATGCAGGGACACATGGATCGGGGAAACATCTCCAGCACGGCTGGGAAGAAACGAAGCTCAATCGACGACGTATGGCAAGAAGATTATGGTATTAGTACCCAACAGATGAAGCGAGTGGTCCGAAGATTCAGAGATCTTCCAATGCACGTAATATTCACCTGTCACGACAGTCAGGGCAAAGACGGACTGACAACATTCCCGGCATTAACACCGAAGCTCCGGGGAGCCGTCATGGGCTATATGGATGTTGTAGGGTACATGTACACCAAATCAGCAGACGGAGACGAGGGGAAGCCTTCCGAGATCCAAAGAAAGCTACTCTGTCAACCGGTCGAACAGTGGACAGCGAAAGATAGGTCCCCAGGGGGAAAACTGGGAATCGTTATGAATGAACCAACGATCCCGAAGATGATGGAACTCATACTTAAGAAAGCAGAGGTTAAAACATGAATACAGGATTACCAGGCACAGGATCAGGAACACCAACTCCTGAAGTAGAACCAGCAGGAACACCGGTACCAGTCGAACCAGCAGGAACACCAAAAGTGGACGCACCCGTAGAAGACGAGCTTCCATCTTTTGGCGGAGAAGCAACCTATGAGGACGACTTCACTGATACAAAAGATGGATTCGCTATTGCCGATCAGGGCAAACATATGGCAATGGTCATCGATTTTGAAAAAGGCGAAAGCAAAGCCGGAAACCCACAGTATGTGTGGCAGTTCAGAATTCTTGATGGCAAATCAAGAGACATAGAGGTCCGTTACTGGACTAGTCTACTTCCACAGGCAAGATGGAAGGCTGTCCAGGCTCTGTCAGCTGTAGGCTGTGCAAAAGCTGGAAGCGTTGCAAGATTCAAGCAGTCAGACGTCGTTGGCAAGAAGTGCTATATCTCAATCGAGCACGAAATGTACGATGGCAACATGAACCATAAAGTCACTAGGGTAGATCCAATTAATCCGGGACCTGCTCTCTAATCAAACAAGACAGAGCCGGGGACAAGGATCCTCGGCTTTTTTGTCTAAAAGGGGGAAACAATGTCAGTTAAAAAAGCAGATTTAAAAGAAGGTAAGATATACAGGGATCATTGTAACATGTTCCCGGAGCTTGAATACAAAATCGGGCTTGTCCCAGCATTACTCGTACGTGACGTCAATTACCCGATTGGATGGGTACCATCCTGTGCTAATGAACATACACTGTACGACGATATCACTGAGGAAGTCAAGGAAAGGGAAGGGAAATTATGAAAGCAATCAACAATCTCAAACAAGGGCAAATCTACAGAATTCTTGGCACACTCCATCCCATGACGGAGTACACGTTACAAAAGGACGTGTTGGTGTGTAGAGACGGCAAAACAAACACACCCTGGGTTGAGTCTTGCATAGGAGCAACTGATTGGTTTGCATTTGAAGACATCACCCAGGAAGTCAAGGAAAGAGAGGAAAGAGAGGAAAAACGTGTTAATTCAGAACATTAAAGAGTACAACGACTTATTAGTCAAAGTCCACCAGTCCCCGGCGATCGTGTACGATCTCGAGACAAACGGACTAGACAGCTTTCACGGCAACCGATTAATAGGCGTTGCGATACTCATTCCCGACATGACCGGCGAGACAGATGGAGAATCCTTCTATGTCCCGTTCAGGCATAAAGTCGGAACAAATATACCGATCAGAGAACTCTATAAATTGGCTCCGTTCTTCGCAGATCCGGACAAGACTCTGATTGGGTTCAATCTCAAGTTCGACGTTCACTTTACCGAGATAGAGGGCATGACTGTCTTCAATCGGTTTGTCGACGTAATGCTCGGGGCACACTTGAACAACGAGAACGAGCTAACCTTCCAACTAAAACGATTGGGAGACAAATACATGAGCGATGACGCAAGTCAGGAACAGTCAGAATTGAAGGCTCTCCTGAAAGAGAAAAAACTCGGCATGGGCGACATGAATCAACTCTTGCCGGAGCAGGTAGGACCATACGCTGAGCAGGATGTAATCTTGACATGGAAATTGGCGAAGTTCTTCCAGCATAGACTGGTAATACAGAAACTGGCAGATCTGTGGGCAGAGGTCAACGAGTACTGCAAGATTATATCAGCTATGGAACGCCGTGGCGTACTCATCAACCCGGAATTATGTCAGGTCAACAGCAACATCGCCCAGGTTAGGTGCGACGATTTAATGGCTGTAATGGTGGCGTTGGTTGGACACGAATTCAACCCGAGAAGCGTTCCTCAGCTCAGGAAGATCCTGGGACAGCACAAAACCGACAAAGAGAGCTTGAAAACGTGCAAACACGCCCTCGCTCCGTTGCTCCTTGAGTACAGAGGGTGGAACCGTGCGATCACGACTTATTATAACGGCTTCCAGGCGTCAATGGACGAGAATTGCAGAATACACCCGAACCTAAACGTGCACGGCACGATCTCGGGACGGTTGTCATGTACTAAACCAAACCTTCAGGCATTACCAAAGAAAAAAGACACGTACAAGGTCCGGGAGTTGGTAATAGCACCACCTGGGTTCAAGCTCTTATCATTCGACTGGAGTCAGGCAGAGCTTCGGATCTTGGCACACTATACACAGGATCCATTCTTGATTAAAGTATTCAAAGACGAAAAGGACATTCACCAGGAGACGGCTGATCAGCTGAATTTATTGAGGGATCTCGCCAAGAGGATTAACTTCGGTATAGTATACGGCATAGGAGCGGTCGGACTGTCCGAAATGGCAAACGTAAGTATCGCTGACGCTAAGGTCTACTTGGAGCACTACCACAAACTCATCCCCGGAATCAGGATCCTGATGAACTTCTGCGAGAAGATGGCGTCCAGGGACCGGAAAATGCCGATGTGGACTGGCAGACTCAGACATTACAGATCAGTAGACGAAGTGCACAAGGCGATGTCCAACCTAATCCAGGGTGGTGTGGCTGAGATGATGAGAGTGGCAACGACCAAACTCGGGGCACTGCTCGAAGGAACACTCGTACACATGACACTACAGGTGCACGATGAGATCCTGTTCGAGATACCCGACGCTGAGGTCAAGTACTGGATCCCTAAAATAAAGGCAATTATGGAAGATTTCCGGTTTCACGTTCCGATTGTGGTGGACTGTAAAGTTGGCACAACCTGGAGCAATCTGCAGGGCGTAAAATTTGACCTAGCAGGGACACCAATCATAGGAGAGGAGTAAGGTAATGAGTATATGGTTTTGTGCTAAATGCGATAAATTAAGAGGGGGCATTATTATTCCAACAGGAGTGTGTCCTAAGTGTGCAGAAAAAATGGAAAGAGTTAATCCTGCATTGGAAATAATTACACCAAGAGAAGCGATAGAGTTTGAAGGAGAGGAGTAAGGTATGCAAAAAGTAATAAATGTACTGTCATGGATAATTATAAAACTATGTAATATTACATATAGATATTATGGAGAAGATATTTTTTATATTGAAGGAACTGGTAAAGACTACCCAGATTACTTATTATATACAC